ACACCCATCAACAGATAGCAGATATGTTTAGTGTAAACAGAACTACTATCACCAATATAAACACGGGTAGAAGATGGAATCCTGAGGTAAGGTCATTCGTAATGAAGAACGATAAAATCTACAGAGAGATGTTGAATAAAGAATCCCATGTTACAATAAACAGGGTAATCGTAGAATTATCCAACGGTCAAAGATTCGAGTTATAATATGGACGATGAATTATACGAAGAGTTGTCAAAGGTAAAACAGTTGGACAGTAGAAGGTCCTACTCTCACGCACAACTACAGTGGATATACAGTATGTATAACAGTATATTCCCTAAGAAGAAGAACATAACGAGTTGTGGGAGATGTAATAGTACAACCCTCAAGGCACTCTTTAGAGTCTACGAACAAGAAACTAAACGTAGAAATGGAGAATAAAGCTGGTAGACCCAAAGGGTCCACAAAGAAAAAGATGAGTAAGGGTGAGGTCCAAGAACTCATCAGTACATCATTAGATAGAATACTATCTGAACACTTGTCCTATACAGAATATGTGGATTGGTTAAGACATGAGTATAAGTTGTCAAAGAACCAAGCTAACGAATATTGGATGAGGTCATGGTCTGTGGTACAAGAGAAATACCAAATCGACCGAGATAAACTAATTACAAAGCACCTAAAGAAGTATTGGGAGATATATGACCTCTCACTACAGAAAGATGATTTAAGTAACGCAAGACAAGTGTTAGGTGATATATCAAAACTACTTGGGATGTCAGAACCTGAACGTGTAGATATATCCCAAGAACTAAAAATAAGATTTAAATTCGGAATAGAAGATGATAAAAGTGAAGAACAATAAAGGTACCAATAAAACCTACCAATACGATTACAAACACCTCTATGTTAATTCAGAGACCCACAGTAAGGTGACTGAGTTATCAATAGAGACAGGACTGTCAATGAAAGAACTTGTTGAAAGAATAGTGGATACCGCATATACACAATACCATTGTCCTGGTTGTATTAGTGTTAAAATGATAGAAGACGGGTTGTTGGATGAAGATTGAGGTACAAGGATTTACACCCTTTCCTAAACAGATGGAATTCATCAGTAAGATTGAGGACCCCAAGGTTAAGTATTGTACTTTAACTATTGGTCGTCAGTTCGGTAAAACGTTACTTGCTGAGAACCTACTGTTGAAATGGGCATTGGAGAATAACAATGCAGTCATATTGTGGTTATCACCTGTATACTCTCAAATTAGAAAGGTATTCGATGATATTGTTCAAGCGATAGATGGAACACCCATATTGGTCAGTAGTAACAAGTCCAACTATGAAATGGAACTGATTAATGGTAGTAAGTTAATCTTTAGGTCGGGTGAGAAACCTGATGCTATCAGGGGTTATACATTTACACACACTATCATTGATGAGGCAGCCTTTATCAAGGATGAGGTATGGAGTACAATCGTAAGACCTACGATATTGGTAAGAGGTAAGAAGTGTTTGTTTATATCCACACCCAAAGGTAAGAACTGGTTGTATGAATTACATCAACGAGGATTAGACCCTGACCAACCATCATATATCTCATTAGAAGGTACATCATACGACAATCCATACATTGACCATGCAGAACTTGATGAAGCAAAGAAGACAGTCCCTGAGGATATCTTCAATCAAGAGATATTAGGTAAGTATGTAGATAGTGGTGGTGAGGTATTCAAAGATATTGAGAGGTATTGTGTGATACCCCAATGGGGACAAAAACAAACAGGTAAGAAGTATTGGGGTGGATTGGATATTGGTAGACAACAGGATTATACCGTACTAACAATTATGGATGAGAATCAGAATGTGGTATACATATATCGTGATAATAACAAACCCTATGATGTTATATTGGATGAGGTGGTCAAACATCTTAAGAGATTCAGTGCAACGTGTATGGTTGAGGTGAATGGTGTTGGTGATGCCATCTTTGACCAATTGAAACAGAAGTACAAAGACGTACATCCCTTTGTAACAACAAACACCAGTAAACAACAAATCATTGAGGACCTCATCTATCAAACCAATACCAATAGTATTAGGTTACCTGATGAGAACTTATTTAGACCCCTATATAACGAACTTAAAACCTTTGGATATAGTTATAGTCCATCGAGTCGTAGAGTTGTCTATAAGGGTATGGGTAATACTCATGATGACTGTATTATGTCCTTAGCCATATCCCTACATAGTTTGAGGGAAAAGAAAACTAAAGGTTCGTATTATATATATTGATAGGTGGACCGATTTAAAGAATTATATTTATAGATAGATGGAAAAATTAATTATTGAATTAGATGGTGTAGATTACACAGTAGAAGAGCCAACCATGGAAGGTTGGGCTCAGCTTACCCTTCTTAGAGACTTAGACCAAGAAGAGGATTTTACATTAGGTATTGTTTCAATGTGTACTAGTATCGATGAAGAGTTACTAACACAAGCAAGTTACCTACAAGTAAAAAGAGTAGCTGACTATTTGTCAGATTATTTCATTAACGAAGGTAGTCAGTTCTACCCTGAGTTTGAATATGAGAATACGAGATATAAATTCATAAACATAAACGATATATCATTTGGACATTTCATCGATATTGATTCGTTCCTTAAAAAAGACCCATCGTATAAGAAGAGTAGATTCAATGAGTTGATGGCTCTGTTATACTGGCCTGAATCACAGATTAAGTATGACTCATCATTGAACCAAGAGAGAAGTGAGTTATTCAAGAAGTTACCTGTAAAGTACTTACAAGGTACGTTGAGGTTCTTCTTCAACTTAAAAAAAAAATTGAACTCCAATACCCCTTGGTATTTGAAGAAGTGGTGGCAGGTGAAGAGACAGTTCAGGAAGCTCCAAAGACTCTTTCAGAAGTTTGGGGATGGTATTCGACAGTTCATTTCTTGGCTCAAGAAAACCTACTCAACTTTAACGAAGTGGTTAGACTCCCTCTTACAATGGTTCTTAACTTCTTGTCGTACACTTTGGAACTCAATAGAGAAAGAGAGCGAGAATATAATCAAATGGTTAAACAAAATCAGACATAAGAAATAATGGCAAATTACTACAACTTTAAGAACATCGTAGAGGACATGAAGAAACTTGTGGAGAACCATAAGATGATTAACTCGTTTGGTATTGGTGATATTCGTGACCTCATCTTCTTAACACAACAAGTGGATGGTGAAGATAACTCAACCAACAAAGCTCCGATATATCCATTGTTATATATGGTCCCTCAAGGTACAACAAGAGACGATGCTCAGATTACCTACAATTATAATGTGATTGTATGTGATATTGACAACACAAAGAATAAGGATATACAAGTGGACCTATGGTCAGATACATTGGAATACGCTGAGGATGTATTGGCTCAGTTCAACTATGGTGTAACTGCAGCAGATGGTGATTATTACGATAGATATGAAGCAATAACCCCTACATCAATTACTCCATTTAGTGAACAGTACGATGACCTGTTAGTAGGTTGGAACTTATCACTACAGGTAATTGTAGATAAACCTTTGAACAGATGTATTGCCCCATATAACAATTGGGATTGTGAATAATGAGTTTAGCTAACCTAAAAGAGAAATTAGACGGAGACCTAGACGGAGACCTTGAGTTGTATGGTCAGTTGATGGTCGATGAGATTAAGAAGTCTCTGTTGGTTAACTATCCTTATGCACCAGGTTATCAAGGTAGTAGAGGTACCATGGGTCAAGCAAACAAAGTTGTTGATGGTGCACCCTTAGGTTATGATACAAACCTCTATAATAGTGTATCTTACAAATACAATGTAGAATCACAGGAAGTAGAAATCCTGATGAATGAATACTACCAATGGGTTAACGATGGTAGAAGACCTGGTTCATATGCACCTATCAAACCATTACAGAGATGGGCGATGGCAAGATTGGGATTGGGACAAGAAGATGCTAAATCAGCAGCCTTTGGAATATCTACGAACTTATTCAAGTTTGGGATAGCACCAACATATTTCTTTGACTTAGCAATTGAGAACTTAGAAAAGACAATAAACCAAGATTTATTTAGTGAGATAGAGACTTCAGTAGAGTCGTTCTTAGAGAACTTAGTGGAAGAGACCATATCTCCTAACAACAATATAGAAGTAACATTATGAGTAGTCCTATAAACGTCATACAACACCCATTACAGATAACTCCAAGTAAAGTAGAACACATATATTCATTTACCTCTACAACACCTGGTAATAATCCTGATTATACGGATTTCAGATTTGTTGCTGATATATGGGTGGACACAACAACAGGTAATCCAACAAAAATAGCAAGAAAGATATTCGCTCCCAATTCATATGGGGTGGGAACAATAAACGTACAACGTATTATTGAGAACTACGTTGAGGGTAACGCCAGAACAGGAAATGCACAATATACATCCATCAATACAAATGATGTAACCTCATATGGTCATTTGGCTAACTTATCAGGTACATCAGAAAGTAACGGATGGAATGGATTCACTTTCTACCCTAACAGATATGGTATTAGAGATTATCGTATAATGATTGGTGAACAATACAGAACTCCTTCATCAGGAACGGAGTTAATTGTTAATATATCAGAACAAGCTACATTCCCTAATTCAGGGTTCTATTGTACAACAGCTAACTTACCATGGACAGGTGGAGGTTCTGATGCAAACAGTGTAAGATGGTTTGAAGCGGGTGGTAACATTGTTACAGGTCAACCTTATGTTACAGGTGTTGATTGGGCATGGACCAACCCTAGTGGTACAGTTGTATATGATACAGATGTAACTACTGATGTTAATGGTTCATTTACACCATCGAGTAATCCTAACACAGGTGACAAGTTTAATATTGAGGAAAGATATACAGGTATTAGATATACTTTCAATTGGTATGACTTCTCTGCAACAGGTGGTTTTACAGGATGGGGACTTGTTGGTATTACAAGTAGTCAGGGTAGATTTAGTCCTGATAGATGTCCACCGTTTGTTACTATATGGCCTGGTACATCACTTAAGGAAGGTTCAATGATACAAAATGTATTATCATCTAATGAGTATTGGCAAACCACAGCACCAAACACACAACAAGAATTTTGGGAAGTGGAACAATACCACATTAAGTATAATAACCCTGCAGCTCGTTCAGACTATTATGGTAAGTTTTTAACAACGTTTGGACCTGATACACGTGATTTCAATGATAATACGTTAGGAGACGTGTATGACTCTCGTAGACGTAGACATCACCCTGAATGTCCAATACTTGTATCGTTCTTCTTTGGTA